CTTCTGTTAATGCTAACGCAAACAGCACTAACTCCTACCTATACTTCACACTAACCGCTGGTACTTACACCAGTGAGTACACACCAACTGTTGATGAGACAATCACTCAGCACACCACATATCCCGAGTGTGTTGACCAAGCAAATACGATTCGTCAGTATTTTGCTAACATTGCTACGATCATTCAGACTGGTCTTAACACTGTTCCCAGAAACGAACCAACCCAGCTCACTACAGAACTCGCTTCTAGAGCGACTGTATGGACCCTCCAGAGTGGATCTGGATCAAACCCACACAACATAGAAACAGGTACTCCTGTACGCCTTGTACCACGTCCTCGCTACGATACAGTAACCAATACCTATGTTGATGTAGACAAGAGAAAGGTAAGACTTCCAAACGGATTTGAAACCAACGAGAAGTATTATGTTATTGCTCCTGGTAGAACAACTTCACCAGAAGACTACTCCGCTACAACTGTATTCAACGGATCTGATCAAACCAAGATCATGCTTGCAAGCAGCAAGGAAAATGCTGCAGCAGGTATCTACATTCACTCTGCTGAAGTAGAAGCAATTGATCCAGATATTGAAATTGATATCTATCAATTTGTTCTTGACGATAACTACGATTTGCATCAATATTCCTGTGTACTTGACAGTGGACAGGGTGCTGTTAACGCTGGTATCCGTACTGATGTTCCACACATCTTTGATGTTCCATTCTCTAATATCACTGGACATCAGGTATTCTTTAGAGAGAATGAGGGTGGAAGTCTACCACTAGTTGGAACTGCATATGCTGCTGATCCAGCTGTTGCTGATGGTAACGGTAGAATCAGAGGAGATAAGTTCTTCTGGGCAAGATATCAGAACAAGAAAGTATTCACTGTTCACGCAAGCAAGAGTGATGCTATCTCCAACATCAACCCAATCACTTGGCAACCAGGAACATATGACTTCTCAGTATTCGCTGACAAGCGTCGTTCGCCTGTTCGTTATGACCCCACATATGCAAACCCAAATACCGCACCAACAATTTATGGTAAGTGGTACATGCAGGTTGAGGATCACTCTTCCAACCAGAATGATCCAGAGTATGAGTACAACATTCTAACCAGATTCCACGAAACTGCTTATAGTGACCTTTCTGGTCAGAATAAGACAAACGACTCTTGGTTTGAAAGAATTAAGGACGAAAGAGATCCTGAAGAGCGTATCTATCGTCTACGTTATGTTATTCCTCAGTATCTACAGTCTGTACGTGATCCAATTAATGGTTTCACCATTAAGATGCGTAAGGACGAAACGAGAAAACTATTACCTCAGAAACTACTACTCAAACCAGTATCTGGTAGTGTAACCAAGGCAAGTTTCTACAATCCAGTACAACCAAGCGAGAAGATTGGTTATGGAGCCACTGAGTTTGCTGACGTAAACCTTGGACTATCTGCAGATCTAGCATATGATCCATACAGAAGAGATACTGTAGGAACAACGCAGTATGCTAAGACGATCCAGACATCAAATTATGTCTCAATGACAATTCAGTCTGGTAGATACGTTAATGTCAACAGCACTGAGTATCTAGAACTAACTGTATTTGATCTTGGAATTACTAACCTAGGTCTTCTTAACGAGAACTTTGTAACAGTTCAAATTACTGCACCTCAGGGTGGTAACTTTGTTGCTGACAAGACTCAATCTCTAGATTCAACAAATAGAGTTGATTGGTTTGGCAATTCATCTGGTTATGGATACATTCATGCTGTAACGAATGTACCTGGAACCTCTGACTGGTACATGATCCTTAAGGGTGTTTCTGGTGAGATTGACTATTCGCAATTCGCAAATACCAGATTCTCGCAAGGTGCTGTATTCGCTGATCTACTTAGCGATCAAGACTTTGGTAAGTCACTTTACATTAAGGACCTTATTGCTAAGGAATATCCAGAATACTACTACAGACAGAATGGTGCAAAGGTATACACCGTAACTCCTGGTGATATCATCACTGACGATGCTAACATTCAATACTATGTTGCATCTGTTGAGGACACTGGAGAGATTGAAGATACCTTCTACATCTTTGATGTTGAAGAGATTCAGCGTCGTATCTATGGTCAGCAAGATGGTATCTACTATCTGACTGCTGTTCGTGGTAACATCTCACCATATCCAACTGGTGCTGGTAACAAGGGTAACTTCCGTAACTTCAAGTTCTCCCAGCCAATCAGCAAACTGTATCCACTGAACTACAAGAACGATCCTCTGTGGTTCAAGCAGTTGGATCCAAATGAACTTGATCCTCCTGCAACATACTCTGCCGCAGACAACTATACTCACGGTCTTGTAAGAGTCAACGACTTCAAGGGATCAATGACTAGAGAGATGGTAGGTGACTTCATCACTCAACCAGCTCTTTCAGACAATACCTATACTCAAGTATCATCAACAGTTGACAATAGAATCAGAGCACAGAAGGGCAATGCTTCTGCTGGTTCCGAAGATCGTTTGATTCCAATCGCTGGTGACAGCACTGTTGTTACAGATCAGAGACTCTATGTTGAACTTCGCAGACCATCTATTGCTCGTGCTGGTAACCACACGTTTGAATACCTTGGTTTCGGTCCTGGTAACTACTCAACTGGTCTACCTGTTAGACAGGAGATTGTTCTCACCCCAACCCAAGACTTCTATGCACAGTCTAAGAAGCAAGATGGTGGTCTCGTCTTCTACACTGGTCTAAACTCCAACGGTGACCTCTACATTGGTAACCGTAAGATTGACGCTATCACTGGTGAAGAGGAGTTCTTAGAGTCTGCATCTCTTGTTGATTCCGAGGATGATGTAGAGGATATCGGTAACCTCGTTACCACCTTTGATACTCCTGTTACATTCAACGAGTACATTACTGTTAATGGTGGCGATGATCAAGATCGTCCAAGCACATTCAACTCACCAGTTGTCATCAACGTTCTTGGTAGAGTAAGAGATTATGCTCTAAGTGTTATTTCTAACGTATCACCTAGTGATGGTGATGACCCAACTCTAGACAAGACTGCTCAGTTCCTCAACCAGGATACTGGTGGTGACATTGTTATCGCAAGAAACAGAGTTGCTGCTTCTATCTTCCAGTTCAACCCACGTGGTTCAAATGGTGCTGCTCAAGGATATAAGATCCAGAACCATTCGGTTGCAAACATTGGATCAAACATTACTCCTAACCAATCTGGTCTTTACGGTGTAGCAACTGGCGGCACTGCTCTAGATTCTTCACAGAATGTTCTTTATGGATCGGATGTTCCACTATCTGGTGACATTCTCCTGAAGGGTTCTGAAGTTGGACAAACAGGATCCCTTGGTTGGATCTATGCTAACTTCTATGAGAATGTTCCTAATGCGAACATTGCCAACCTGTCAATGAATGGCAGCACTGTCATTACAATCAACTGGTCTAATAACCTATCCAACGAACAGATTGGTCTAACCAGTGGTTCACAGATCAGAATCACCAACTTCAGTGATGGGGCATTCAACGGTCTGTGGCAGATCATTGCAAGCACATTCAATCCTGCTTCAACGTCCTGTCAGATTGCGATCCTAGAGAACAGAGGAAACGTAGATAATGACAACCCAAGACTTTGGTCTACTGAAGTAGCACTAGGATTTGGTGTGTTGATGGAGTTCTCCAGTTCTTCATGGAAGGAACTTGGAGTAATTGGTGCAGAAGCAATCAGAACAGATACTGATGACATCGGTAACTACAAACTCGGTATCAACACCGTAGCAAGATCGGAACACTCTTCATATGCAAATGCATTTGTAGACGTTAACACCGATCCTCGCGCAAACCTTGATGTTGTTGGCAACGCATTCATTAGCGGTAAGACAGTTTCTAATTACCTTGATCAGTCTGCATTCGGAAACAGAACACAAGTTGCTCAAGACAATGCATTCTTGGTTGGTGGCGACAGTGCAACTCCAAACAATGAAGCAACACTAAGAGTTGCAACTACAAATGGTGGTCGCGTTGGTATCAACGTAACTAACGCCGAACTAGATAGAGTTCTAGTTGTTGATGGTCTATCCAGATTCACCGATGACGCTAGATTCCAACAGGACATTGAAGTTCATGGTGGCGGTGGTGCTAACACTGCTGAAGTCAGAACTGATATCACAACAGGAACATTTAATCTGGTTGATGATACCACGTTCACTGGTACTCTCAACATCGGTAGCGAAGTAACGACTCTGAATGTTCTGAATGACAGAACTGGTGATCAGTTCATGTACTTTGGAAATGCATCTGAGCATAGCAACATCTGGATCGGTAACACACCAGACGCTGCAACCAATATCTCAAAGGTAACAATTGGTGGTGCATATAACAACAACGAGTCTCTATCGTTTGTTCAAATTGATACCAAGGCGTTAAAGACTTCTGGTGACTTCCAACTAGGAACCAAGAGAGGTCTCACCGAAACTGTTAGATTGTCTTCTACCGCAGGAACAGTTGAGTTCTTCTCTGGTAACAGTAACACTGCTAGTCTAGACTTTGCTACTAACGCATCTCAGATTACAATTGCTGGTCAGGGTGGTGAAACGAGAGTTAGAAACAACCTAGTTGTTGATTCTACCTTGAGAGTTAACTCTAATATTACTCTCTGTGGCGGATTTGCTTCGTACTCATTCACTGCTTTTAGAGCACAGATGGGTTCAACTGCATTTGAACACGCTACTGGTATTCTTGGCAACAACATCTTCAACTCTAACGTTGATATTGTTGATGTTCTAAGAGTTGCTACAACTAGCGACGTATATAATGCTCTTGACACTGCTGGTTCTGGAGAGTGGGGAAGCACAGACTATCAGGAAGCAATCACTCAGATTCCTGGAACTGTTGAACCAACAGAACTTCCTGCACTAACTGGTAAGCAGTATTACTTGCCACTCAAGTACAGTCCTTATGATTCAAATGGAGATCAATATTTCAACGAGAATGATATTATTCTCCTTGATACTCCAGCAACTGGAAGCAAGCACCCAGAATTCTTGAGAATCGTTTCTCTACCAAGAATTAGCACTGCTCCATACTACATCGTTGTTGAGAGACAACCATTCGGTACATTTACAGCAATCAGATCTGATCATACTGACACCGCTGCAATCTACAAGTGTATCGTACAGTTTGATGCTACATGGACGACAACTTTAATTGATGGTACTGGAACTAGTGCTGATAAAGAGAACGTCTATCTGTCACAGTTTGGTGGATCTCTAGATGTTGATGATTATCTAATCATTGATAGAGGAGATGGAATTCCTGCAGATGATGGTGTTGATGATCAGGGTGAGGTATTCAAGATTGATACTGTTCTTGATCAGGTTGCCAAGAAGTTCATGATCAAGAATGGTTGTGATACTACTAGCGAAGAAACCGTATTTGAAATTGATTCAACCAATGGCAACACCACAATCAATTCATCAGTCACCACGATTTCTGGAACTCTAAATCTCAATGGTGTCTGTGGAAATACTACTGGTGAATATCCAAGCCCAGATTCAACTGCTGATAACCACCTGACCATTAGTAACAGCAATGGTCCTGTTTGGGATGTCAACATGTGCAATGGTGACATGAGTGTTGGAACCACCGTTGGTACTGTATTTGCAGTTGGTGGATACTGGAACGGAACACCACTTCAACACACTGCAGAGACAAGCGTTGTTCATGGATATAGATTTGATAAGCAAACACTCAACGCACAAACTGGTCCTGTTACAACTGTTACTTCTGGATTTGTAGTTGATGATTGGGATATTCCAGTTGATGACATCACTGCATTCCAGAATGGTGACCTAGTTCTTATTTACAATGGAGCAACTCAGGGCGAGATCATCCTTATCACTGACGATCCATTCATAAGCAACGGACAAGGTTATCTACCAACAATTTATAATGCACAGTATCCAGCATCAATCTATCCTGATGGTGGTAGAGGTGCTGAAGGGTCTGGTAAGCAAAATTGGAACGCTGGTGCAGTTGCCATTAAGATTAGAAAGTATGGATATACAACAACAATCGTTGACAATATCCCTTCATCTAATAGAACAATCGTTGAGTCTCCAAACACCAATCCAAACAAGATTCGTGTAAAACTCAAAGATTCCAGACTGGTTGGTAACAAACTAGATACCTCACACTTCTTCAGAATTGTAAGTGGAACATCGCAAGAATGGTTCTGGGCAGATTCTATTGATGGCAACAACTCTTCGTATGGTGTTCGTATTGCTAAGGGTACACAGTCTGCAGCACAAGCAGTTACTGGTGAAATAACCAACTTCTTTGGTGGTGGTTCAACTGACATCTTTGATGAAGTCAACATTTATGGTGGTGAATTTAGAATCTGGGGTTCTGACGGTGAAACTTTACTGTTCAACCTATCAAACGATGATGATCACCCAGCTGACGGTGCAGTTCTTGATCCTAAGACTGGTAAGAATGGTCTATGGATTAAAGGAAATGGAACATTCCTTGGCAACTTGATTGTCAGAACCGATACTTGCGAAGCAAACGGTGTTTGCAGCAATGATACGGTATTTGAGGCATTCAATGACACTGGTAGCCTCAACATGGGTGAACAACTTTACATTAAGGGTAAGGTTGTTCCAACTGAAACTGGTGACGCAGATACACCAATCTTCCATATTGATAACCTTGGTGGTGCTGGAGTTGGTGGAACTGTTGGTCCAAGAGACTTCAAGATCTATCAGGATGGTTCAATTGACTCCTTCGGTATTAGTCGTTACTTCACCAGAAATGGTGGACGTAGATATACATACGTTGAGCAGTCTCTAACAGGTGTTGGTCAAACACAATCAAATCCACTACAACCAAATAACAACTATCTCTTAAATAACCCCTCAGGAACCAACATGGTTCTATATCTACCAGATTATGCTGAAACTGGTGACATGATTAGATTTGTTGAGGTTAGTGGTAACCTAACATATAATACAAATCTGATTCTCAGAGCACTCAAAGTTAACAACCAAGCAGTTGCTATTCAGGGTGATACTTCTGGTAGTAAGATTCAAGCAGGTAGCGGTCAACTCACAACCGCTTGGGACAGTGGTGAACTAATCGTTCAAACCAGAAACGCATCATTCGGACTGATTTATGTCGGTCCAACTGACGCTGCTGGTGATCCAAATGCATCCTCAATCCCTTCCAACCTCCGTGGTTGGTGGTTAACAGAACTCTGATGACCTATGGCTCAATACTACAACTCAATTAAGACCATGAAAACCGCCCGTATCGGCACCATCATGCCGTGGGGCGGTAATGGATTTGAAGGATTTTCCGCAGACAATATCCCAAAAGGATGGAGAGTTTGTGATGGGAGTGAAGTTGATGCTTTAGATTATCCTGTCTTAGCATCTGAACTAGGAACAACTTATGGTGGAGTTATCTCTGGGGAATTCCCCAACTATAATTTGACAGATAAATTTGTTCTGCCAGATATTTCTAACCGAGCTATGATAGACTTGGAACCAGAATACCTGGCAGATCCAACATATCAGATGGGGCAGGGTGATGTTTTAAATACCGTATTTGATTCTGCTGGCAATAAACTGTCCGATTTAATTACGGGATTTGGTACTACCGCTGTTATTAAAACTGTCTATTCTGCCAACGCTGACATTGACTTTGTTCTTCCAACGGGAACAAATCTATCTGGTAAGTTTACCAACATGGAAATTACTGATCCAGATTTTACAGCATCTATCACAACCCTTAACAGAAAGTTGGGTATTAACCACACCCCAGGTCACAGCCACCCAGGAACATTTCCATCAGCGCAAGCTAATTTCTATGGTCCACAGATCTTTACATCGGCAAACGTAGAAGTTAGTGGTAACACACCACACCCAAACTGTTCTCCCATTTCTTCATCAAACCACACGTGTGCTTTGCTGCCAAGTGACTCTCAAGCACCATCTTGGCAGCAAGGTAGAACACTAATGGCATATTATGGCGACAACACTTATGAGCATACGTTGCCAGTTTGTGATAGATTTTATGATTTTGTGAATGATGCTGGAAAAGATTATTGGTCTCAAGTTCCTGCTCCAGATTGGCATGATGGCACACCTACGAGAAACAGTCCTATTGCAGCAACACAGCAAGTAAACTTCTCTGGTACTCAGTATACCGATCAATTCCCATATACACCAGCAAAGACACACGCAAACTATGCATGGACTGGTCTATTTCCAAAACCAAATATCTTTGGTAATAGGAGAAATTTCTATGGATTTGATAAGGGAGTCTATTTAAACATTGAGGATAACCCCGAAAACCCAGCAAATTACTACACTGTTACTGGAGTTCCTATAAGCAATGGAGCTACAGAATTTGATCTGCCCTTGGGAACAGATATTAGAACGACTCATACATCGGCTGGTGGAGGGGCAACTTGGTATCAATACGATAAGATTCACCCATGGATGCTAGTTGACGGGGAATGTTTTGCTAAGGGAACTTACATTACTGAAATTTCTCGTTCTGGAACTTCTGACGCAAACTATATCTACACAATTACAATCGCATTCCCAACTATTGCAGCAGGAACGTTTGATGTTATCTTCCGTGAAGGATCGTATCCAACATCTCTGAGTAATTTTGGTACAAATAACCCAAATGACTCATCGTTTACATCGCACAACCATGGATCGTTTGATATTGCAATGTCTAGGGGATCTTTAAATCCACCAGCAACATTCCCTCTTAATGATATTAGTATTGGTTCTGTAAGTCCAGATAATCTAAACGATGCTCTAAATATCATTGTGAATACTGATCAGGCATCAATGAACATTGTATATCTTATTAAGGCATACTAATGGCAAAAGTTTACGCATCGGAAAGAGCAAAGTATGGGAATTTGACTGGTCAGATTATTATTTGGCCAGTACAATATAATCCTGACATTAATAATTCCAACAATATTGATAAACTGCCATCTGGTTACTTGAGATGTGACGGTACGGTGTACAATGTCGTTGATTATCCACAACTTGCTGCGGTGTGTGGAGTTGGTGAATCTGGAAAGTTTGTGCGAAGAGACATTGCTGGAGAACCACTACAAACATTAACAGATAATCAATTTGTAGTTCCTGATCTTGGATCAAAATATCCAAAACCAACCGATGGACCAGACGCTGGACAATACAAATCTATTCGTGTTGTAACTCAGGCTGGAAACGAAACAAATAGATCTGGTATTGGTATTGAAGC